AGAACCTGCTGATGTAGCCGTGGGCGACACCTATGAGACAGGTCGCTGGACTGTAGGCTGGACTGTATCTGACTTAGAGGCTGATGTAGCAGCGAGGAATGTACGCAGAACACGTGACAATAAACTTACAGAAACCGATTGGATGGCTAACTCGGATGTAACCATGTCAGACGCATGGCGCACGTACCGACAGGCTTTGCGTGACGTTCCTAGCCAATTACCAAGTACAACTATCACTTGGCCAAGTGAGCCTAGCTAATGCTAGATATAAATGAGCGTGTTTCTGCGCTGGAAAAGGATGTAATTGCTTTGCAAACAGAGGTAAGAATCCAATTCAAGGAAGTCTTTACTCGCATTAAGCGACTTGAGACTGTGCTTATAGCCACATCTGGCGCGACGATTGTCATGCTGCTGACGATCCTGACCAGGATGGGATGACACACGTTTTTGTCCTGGTGCTTCTGGTCGGCACCTCAGACCGCCAGGTAGTCAGCGACGATATGGTGTTCCAAGATCTTTCCATGTGTCTGACCGTGGCTAAAATGCTGGTTATGCGTTTTGGATACGAGCGCCCCCAGGACAGGGCTCTAGCTTACTGCATCCCGAAACGTATCACACCAAGCGCATAAAACATCTACTAATCGGAGGCCGTGATGATCGATCCCGTTACGGCTTTCGCAGCCTGTAGTACGGCATACAAGGTGCTGCGCAAAACTGTGACAGTTTGCCAGGAGATCGGCCAGCTCTCAGATACAATGGCTAAGTGGTATGGCGCTTGCCAGGATCTTAATGCAAGTCTCGAGCAACGCCGCAATCCTACGTTCCTCGAGCGTAGAACGCTCGGCAAAGACACAATTGAAGCCGATAGCGTGCGGATATTGCTGTCGCAAAAAGAAAACGCCAAACGAGAATATGAGCTCAAGATCGCTCTCAATATGAAATTCGGGCCTGGAACATACAAAGAGCTCCAGGACTTACGCAAGCAAATGCGACAAGAGCGCCGCGCTTACTTGATGGCGCAGATCGAAAGTAAACGACAGATAATGAATAACTGCGCAATTGCCGCGCTTAGCTTCGGGATCCTGGGCGTTCTCGGCAGTGGCATCTATCTGCTCATGTTGGCCCTGCCATGACTTGGCTAGTCCTGACCGTGGTTCTCGCCGGTGTCGCTAACCCAGAATATACCGAGTGCAAACTTGCCAAAAGGATCGTCGTTTATGGTGAGAAAATTTGCATCTATCGGTACGCCAACGGCGGGACACAACTGCACTACCCAACACGATCCTGGCGTGAATGTCCCTCTCGGTTCATGTGTAAATATTCCCCAGCAAAAGACAAAGGCCCAACGCTCAAGGAAACCTTGGATCAATTGAAAGGTCAATTTGAATGACAATAATAGACACAGACCAGGACGGCGTGATCGACGCGCAGGACGTGGAGCTGAGCAAGCAAATCTCAGAGCTGCAGGACGAAAGCAGAAAGCACCTGGCGCAGCTTAGGCTTGCCAGGTCAGCGCTGATCGGCATGGGCGTTTATACGCTTCTACTCTTTGCGCCTTTTATCAGTGACGAGCGCATTAAGTTGCTCACTGCAGTATCGGATCTTCTGTATATCTCGCTGTGCTCTGTGGTCTGCGCGTTCATGGGTTTCACCAGCTACATGCAGAGGAAATAACATGATCACATTACTAGGCTCGGCCCTGGGTTTTGCTTCGTCTTTCCTGCCCGAAGTGTTGAACGTTTTTAAACAAAAGCAAGAACACAAACAGCAATTAGAGCGCATGAAATTAGAGATGGATCTTATGTCGCGGCGATCTGAGCTGCAGCTTACCATGCTCGATAAGAAGGCCGAGATCGCAGAGGTCGAAGGGCTCTATGCACATGATGCCAGCATTGACAGCGGGGGCTTTGTGAACGCTCTCCGTGGCTCTGTGCGGCCAGTAATCACCTATGCGTTCTTCGGGCTCTTTGCTCTGACTGAGGCTGTAATCATGGTTAAGGTTTTACGTGCCGGTGATGATTGGACGCAAGCTGTCGAACTGATGTGGACGCCAGAGGTTTCGGGCTTGTTTGCCGCCTGTCTCAGCTTTTGGTTTGGGGGCAGATCAATTTCAAAATACATGAGGTCAGATAAATGAGAAAGATTGACGAGCTGATAATCCACTGCACAGCGACCCGCCCGGGCTGGATGGCAGATAGCCCGGTTGAGGATATTGTCGCGGAGATTACCAGGTGGCATGTGGAGGACCGAGGATGGTCAGACTGCGGATATTCGCACATCATTTCCAGGTCTGGTGAGGTCGGCGCGGCAAGGCCAGAGCATAGGGTCGGCGCTCACTGTAAGGGCAAGAACGCTCATAGCCTGGGCATCAGTCTGTGCGGGGGCAGAGGCGGTGAAGCTGATGATGCTTTCGAGGACAATTTCACGGCTGCACAAGAGGCTGCATTGCGTGATTTGATTGCGGATCTCAAACAGAAATATCCGACCATTACCAAAGTCTCAGGCCACTCAGAATTTAGCTCCAAAGCTTGCCCATGTTTCTCTGTCGAGGATTGGCTCATTGGCTAAAACACCAGCATGGCAGCGCAAGGAAGGTAAGAACCCCGAGGGCGGTTTGAACGCAAAGGGCAGGGCGTCTGCAAAAGCCCAGGGCATGAATTTGAAAGCCCCGTTGTCTAGTGGATCTAGCCCACGTCGAGCTTCGTTCCTGGCAAGAATGGGCGGTATGCCTGGGCCAGAAAAAAAGAACGGCGAGCCTACGCGATTGCTCCTGTCTCTGCGCAAATGGGGCGCGAGTAGTAAGGCCGATGCGAAAGCAAAGGCTGCAGCAATTAGCAAAAGAAATGAAAGGAAAGACGCATGAAGAAGCCTGGTCTTTACGCAAATATTCACGCAAAGAAAAAAAGAATTGCCCAGGGAAGCGGCGAGAAAATGCGCAAGCCTGGGGATCCCGGTGCGCCAACAGCTAAGAATTTTAAGGACAGCGAAAAGACTGCAAAGAAATCGTTGATCAGCAGGGGTCGGAGCTAGTCCTGCAACCCGCCGGTTGCGGCCCGGTTGCGGCGATGGATGATTTAGGATGCTTTTAAACGCCTTGACAGTGATGTTAAGTGACTGATATGCAACACCTAATGCACTTTGGATAATCACAGAGACGTACTCAAACGGGTTCGAGCCCCGTCAACCGCGCCAACTAAATATAATAAATCCAATACCTTAGCGGTAAATTAACGTCTCTCGGTTGCAAGTGGGTTGCAAGCGATGGGCGTTTTTTTGCGCAGTGTACGGGAAAAATAACGTCAAAGGTCTTGCAGCTTAGCTTTTTGTGCGCCATATATTTGACGTAATCCGTCAAGTCTCAGATGAAAGGTAAGTACAAATGGAACTGAAAACATCTTTTAGAGCGGCAAGAAAGAATCAGGGCAAAGCTCCCTGGTGTGTGGATACACGAACATTGCTTGGTAAAAACGGGAGCCAGAATTTTTTTCAAACAAAGGCAGACGCAGCAAATTTTATAAATCATTATTCCAGTGAGCTAGTAATTAGTGACTCGGCCTCTCACAAATGGAACATGCAAACTTTGTGTGATCGTTATCTTGCTTTAATTGATTTGGAATTTCAGCGAGGCGAGCGCAGCAGATCGTCGTTAATCGGGACAACGAGATTTATAAATCAAGTGCTCGAGTGTAGCCTTGAGGGTAAACCGCTTGGCAATTGGATGGTGATTGATATTGATAAAGGCCACATACAATTAGACCTAATGGATCAGCTCAGATTTGGCGGCGTCAAAGATGGTCGATCACAAAAAACAATGCTCAATATCATGGGCGCAGTAAACGGTCTTTTTGAGTTTGCAAAAACTATGCGTTGCCGCACACACAATCCGTATGATGGTGTAAAAGTCAAAGGGCATCCTGGCAAAGATTTTGAAAAAAAGTTGCTTGATCCTGAGACAATCAAGCCTGAGAATATCGCCGCGATTATCGGCGCTATGGATCCTCGGTGGAAAGTCATAACAAACTTCGCCGCTAATACTGGATTGCGTCAAGGTGAGCTCCGTGTGTTGACCTGGGGCGACATCTTCTTTGACAAAAACATCATCTCCGTAAACAAAGCGATGAAGCACCTCGAGAACCGGATCGGCGCTCCGAAATCTGTAGCCGGTAAAAGAGAAGTGCCGTTTACAAAAAATCTTAAAAAACAAATGCAGGAATTTTATATAGCTAACGGCAGACCAGGTGATGATGAACTGGTGTTTCCATTCGTCCCAGGCGAAGGCACAAGACACGCGCATTTTAGCCGAGCCAAAGGTACAGTAATGAACAAGAAAGATTTTCTCTCGGCTGTGACAAATGCTTGCGATGCTGCAAATGTCCAAAGGATTACCTGGCATGCCTTGCGTCACTTCACTGCGTCCCTTTTGTTGGCAAAAATGGACAACTCAAAATGGGCAGTATCCGGGCGTCTCGGTCATGCTCAGAAAAGCACAACCGAAGATATTTATGGTCACATCATCCCGTCCAAAAAGGTAGAGGTCGAAGAAGATTTGATTGCGCTTTAGCGCTTCGGTAAGTGAATAACAATCGACTCTTGATCGGTTTCTACTCGGGGGGCATCGCTCCCCTTTTCTTCATCCTCGAGCTTAAAGTGTTTGTACAGGAGCGCACGGCTCACATAGGTGACACGGCCCAGCTTTACGGTGTCTAGCTTAGCTTCTCGGATCAGGCGCATGGTGCGCTTGTATGCTGGCTGTGTGGTGTCATTGAATAGGATTTCAGAGCAATCCAAAACGCTCAATAATTTACCAGCCAATTTCGTCCTCCAGGTCTGCGCTTGTCGCTGGCGCTTTATAGTCTTGCGGCGGTGCCTGGACGCCGCTTGTTACCTGGCGATCTGCATCGTAGGGCTTGTTCGTGAAAAGAGGAATGTAGCAAACTTTTGGAAACTCACGCACGTCAATTGCTTCTGTGCGTTCCGAGAGCGTCACACCAATCTCTGCCCCGGCGTCTAGCAATTGCTTATACAGATTTTCGCACGTTGCTTTCTGCGCCTCTGTCATCGGCTCGAATTTTCTAAGCTCGTCGTTCCAGGCGGTGCGGATATTCACGTAGCCTGTGGCGCGATACTCTTTATCGACGCTTAGGTTTGCTTTTAGTTTAAGTCGGCTCTTACTAAAGTGAGGCATTAGCGTCTAACTCCTGAGTTTAATTCTTCATGTTTCATTGTGTAGTGATCCTTGAGCGCGGCCATTGTTTCGCGGTCAAACTCTGCTAGTTCCTCACGCATTTTTTTTGTATCTTTAGCCCACTTAGTGAGATGATATTTTTCGCTGCAGTAATCTATCTTGCGCTTCTGATCGACAACCCACACTTGCCATTGATCCAGATCCATAATCGGCGGTGCGTTGTGTGCCTGTGGAGCTTGTGGAGCTGGCTTAGGTGGTGGCTTAGCTGGCGCTGATGCAGCGTTCCCATCATCGTCCTCTGGTGCAAGCCCGACCATACCCAGCAGCCCATAGCGCCGGGCGTAGGTGATCGCACTACCCAACCCTTGCATGTCCTGCTTAGACAGCACCAGGTACACCACAGAGCCCCAGGATGCCCCTGTGGTATGCAACAGCTCTGTTCTAACGTACTGACCATATTCATCATGGCCGTTACTCTGCAGCAAAGCGAAGTTGTGCTTGTGAAAAGCCTCTTTGCATGCGTCAACGCAGGACGATAGGCTTGCGTACTTCGATCTGAAATGCGGGTTCGTTGCGTCTTTCAAGACAGGATCGCATGCACCCTGCGCGGCAATCAGATCCGCAATAGCTGTGCTTGCTGTCATTGGTTTACTCCCCACATTTGCCTAGCTAAATCCAAGGCTTCATCTATTTCGTCATTAACTTTGATTAATTGCTTGCAGCATTTACACGTAATCTGCGGCTTTGGTTTTGGCAGAGACAAACCAAGCTTGTGATACAACCTTTTTACATTATGGCGGTGTAATTCCTTAGGTGTCGGGCAAATTTTATAAAGTGTTTTTGCAAGATCCGTTTGAAAACTTTCTTTCACCTGTTCCAAGTTTTCATATCCGTTTGCTCGAGCTCGCAGCGCTGTTTCTTTACCTAAGTGTTTCAAAGATGATTTTCTAAGCCACCTATTGTTTGCTCGGTCTTTTTCCGCTTCGGGGCTGTGATAATTACAATGCTCCTGCCAAAGTAATTCTTTTTCTTCGTCAAAAATCATTGCACCCCCCACATTTTTTTAGCTTCATCGAGGTAGGTCGGCGGTTCGTTCCAATGGATCGCAGTCCAATCAGGTGCGACCAGGCCAAGCAATTCCTCTTTTGTTTCAGCAGCTCGCAAAATGTTTTCTGTAGTTTTGTGCTGCAGCGCCATATCAGCGACAACATCATGCAGATAATCATCTCTCAATTCTGGCGTGTTGGTTTGATCGAACAGGCGATAGTCGCTTGAGCTGGCATAGAGTAGCCAGGGCGGTCTATGTCCATTGAGAGCCCAAAACCCGGCCACCTGGTACACGTTGTTCATATCGAACATGCCAGTGAGTGTCCGAGGCAAGCTTGCACTCTGCCACCCGCTCTTTGCGCGTGAGCTTAGACGTGACCATTTGGTTTTAAGATCGCCGCACCTGGCATAATCGGGCTTGGTGAAATGAGGCAGGGCGTTCCCTGGCAATGTGTCAATCAAATCAATCTCGCCCAGGATCCTATTCTCTAGGCGCATTGCTTCGCGCAACCCGACCACAGCGTTTTCGATTACGTCTGGTAATTCTTCCAGGTACTTTTCTTGTCTGGCTGTGTCGTTCTCGCGCACAGTATCGTTGTAGTCCTGGGGCGTGTACTGCCTGAGAGAGCGCGTAGCGGCCTCTATCGCTTCTGGTAGGCTAAGGGTCTGCTCGTATTCATCAGGTACTAGGTGCAAGTCCGTAGCAAGCTGAACGGCTGTCCCTGCTTCCATCGCTGCATTAGATCTGTTGTCGCTGAGCCTAGCGATCACACCTCGAGCATAATCTTTGTCGTTTTTATTTGCATCTGGGTTTTTCAGAGTTTTCCAGGCGGCATTTATCTTTGGCCGCACATGGGTTTTTTCATAGATTTGTTTTGCGCGTGGTCTGCGCGGATTACTGTGGTGAAAATAGTTGTGGCGTGCCGCCCAATCTGGCGTGTCAAAAAGCATGGTAGATCCCCCGATTCTAGTGGATCTACGTTAAGCGTTCTTGACGTTTTATGTCAATCCTTATCGTAAACTATATCAATGCCTCTTAGTGTTGGTTGCCAAAACGAGGCGATTACCGGCGCAGCCCAATCAAGTTTAAGGCCCCGTCGCATTTCTGTTTCCGTGGACAGTAGATCTTGCCGCCAAGGATTATATACAGTGTACGTCCCGCCTGGCTCTGGATAAACATGGCCGTGCAAAACCCCCCCGCCTTTAATTTTAGCGTAAGATGTTTGCTGGATTGAATCTTTAGATACATAGCCTTGCTTGATCGGATCGAGCTGGACAACGCACAAGCTGTCTTTGTAATCGATCCAAGGCCCGTCATATTCTTCGGGTATGTTGAACAAGACCGCCCCTACCTCAAAGGGGTTTGGGCTCGGGAGGTAAACATCGCCGCCTGGGTATTTTGCGTTATTTTTTTTGCGGTATTCCAGCCAATCAACAGAGTGTTCGGCAATTTTATTGTAATGTATGTATCCCAATATACGCGCTGGGTTACTTTTGAACATAATTTCTTGCGGCGTGCAGTTTAAGATCTTTGAATAATCTTCTGCATCATTTAGCGTTAGCTGGATCTTGCCGTGGATATGCCGCGACAAGGTTTCTGGCGTGATGCCTTTTTCTTCTGCGACCACGCGCTTCGTAAGACCGGAGCGCAGAATCATGTGATTTAAATTACTTTCCATACTCAGCATTTACTAATCCTTGTCGGTAACCGTCAAACAAAAAGTACAAGTAATGGTATTGACGTTCTACGTCAAGGGTTGTTATCGTTTCAAGTATGACACTTGATCAGTATCGCAT